GCCTTCAGGTACAGCGTCAGCAGTGCGTCGGACTCAGCCCCATCGAGCTTGGAGTGATCTCGGAAAAACGTCACTGTCACCGGCTCGATGGACGGGCCGACGATCAGGCGCGGGAACATGTATGCCATCCTGCCTGCGGATCAGCCCGGCTCTTTCGGCGTCACAGCCGGCCGATTGTTCATCCGCTCATCGCCAACCGACCGCCAGTACTCGTTCAGCATCAGCGAGTGCATCATCACATAGACCTGCGCCCACGGCACGGGCGGCGCGTCGATGAACTCATCGGTCCTCGGATCGACGAGGTACAGCAACCGCTCGGAGTCGAACGCCATGCCCAGCGCCGGGATGCCCTGCGCGATGACTTCCGGGTGCTCGGGGTCGGCACCCTGCAGCGTGATGACGCGCTCGTAGACCAGCGTCACGCCCGGAGCGCCGTCGCGCGGATTGTCCAGCCTGACCTGCGCGCCACGCACGCGCGCCGTTGCCGGCAGTTCACTGGCAGTGAAATCGTCAGCCATCAGAGCCTCCTGTAGATGTCGAGATGTCCCGGCCAGCCCGCATCGAGCAGGCCGCGCAGGATGCGCCAGCCGAAGCCGGTGTAATTCGCCGCGCCCTCGGACAGCCAGCGATCGCTGTTGCCGGTGAGCGCGTTGAGCGTGCGGTCAGCGTAGTCAGCCGCGCGCATGGCACGCTGGCGCGCGGTGTTGCCGCAGACGAGCTGCAGCGCTGCGACGATGGGTGCGACATACCAGCCGATCAGCGCCAGCAGCACGACGACGATGCGGGCGACCCATCGATTCATGGCAGACTGCCGCGCGCTGCGTCCTGCAACTGCGCATCGGTGGCGACCTTCGCCGAGATGGCCAGACTGGTGATGAGACCGGAGAATGGGCTTGTCCCTGCTCCATCGTGCCCGAGTCCAACCGCCGAGCCGCTTGTACCCATCGAGCCGTCGAACGAGCCCGTGACAGGCGTTGCTCCATCGAGCGATACGCCGATGCCTGCGGCCGAATATCGGGTTGCGATACCTGCCGCAACACGGTCCCGCAGGGTCGCTACCGACGACGCGGTGTTCGTGCTGTCGTGCACGCCTGCAGCGCCCGTCGTGAGCTGATACGCCGCCCGGCCGCTACCTGCCCGCGCAAGGATCGCGCCTACTGCGCCGGAGACGCCCTTGCTTGGAACGGCCCGGACAACGGTCGTCTGCGCCGTGTCATTGATCGCACTCACCGGTGCGTTGACCTGCGTCACATCGCGCGCCTGTGCCGCACTCTCGATCCCCCAGATCGGCGGTGATGCGAAGGCACCGATCTCGCCCTGCGCGAAGTCCACATCGATTGAATCGCCGTTGGCGCGCAGCCTGAAGCCATAGCTCGGATTCGTAACCGTCGCCTGTGTGACAGCAAGGCGCAGATAGGCTGCATTGACCGCTACAGCCTGCCACGTAGTCCCGCCATCGCACGTCATGTCGATGATGAGATTTGATGCGCTGCGGCTGCGTACGTGTGCCGAGAAAGCGCGATTGGCGGATGCGCTTGTGATCGCCTGCAGCACCGTACCGTTGGCGGCGGTGGCGGTGAGCGTGGTCGCGCTGTCCGCTGCGCCGGTTACACCGAGTGCGGTCTTCGCTGCGGTGACGTTCGTCTTCGTCCAGCTCGCCTGCGTCAGATCGCGCGGTTGCAGGGTCTCGCGAGTGCGGCCTTCAGCCACCAGAATGCCGGCCTGCGGGTATTCGCTGATGGGACCGGCCACGTAGGCCATATCCGCCGTGCCCTCGTACACCTGCAATAGCGTCGGGCTACCGGATGCCGTCAACGTGAGACTGCCGGTCGTTGCGATGACGCGCGTCGCAGTGCCTGCAGATGTCGTGCCACTGCCTGCGCCAGATAGTGTGTACGTGCCGCCGCTCTGATGCAGCACGGTGTACACGCAGCCGGCCACCACAGCGATGCTCTGCGTGCCATCGCCGCTCGCCAGATTCTGCCTCGTCGGAGTACCAGCAGTGAATAGCGGCGCAGTGCTGCCGGTACGCAGATACGCGTCGGTGTGGACTGGGCCACGCTGCAGGCTCAGCGCGACATACGCTTCCTTCGTGCCGCTGTCAGCGCACACCATCAGCCCACAATCGCCCCCCGGGGTAGCCGAGAACTCCGAATTAACCGTGACAGCCGGATGCCCGCGAGTGATCCATGTTGGCCCGGAGACCTTCGACAGATCGATTGCCCAGTTTCCGTAATCGCTGTTGTGCGAGTTCTGGAAATACAGCTTCCCCGATGTCGATACCGGGTCCAGCCACAGACCCCCGGCCATCGGTGCGCTCGCGGCTGCCCCAGGGATCATGTAGCTTCGCGAAACACCATTTCCGGGCACCCCAACGCTGATGTATGACATCACCACGCCGTTGCTGCGCAACGTCGGGGGATCTGCTGTCGCAGTGCCTGACCGCGTCCAGTTCGCCGTACTCAGGTCGGCGCTGTCCTTGGCGTAGTTGCTGCTTGCGCCTCGGTCATACGTGGTCGGGATGCCGTAGGCGGCTGCACTCGCAGTCGGCACGTAATCCAGCGGCCGGACACCGTAGGTCACCCACGAAACAACATCGAAGGTGCCGTCGGTGCCTTGCGCGTAGTTCAAGGCAGCGACCACGCTGCCTTTTCCGGTGTACAAACCCCAAATCAACCACCCGCCCGGGACCGCTCGCGCACCCTTGACCTCCGGGCCGCCAGTGAAGGCGCCGGTCGAGGTGTTGAAATATAGCGGCGCCTGGGAACCTGACTCTGTTCCACCACAAAAGACTGCGTTACCAGATACATGCGCCACATAGTGCGCAATGACAAAAGGCTGGCCGCTGGGGATAATCGTGTTCGAATTTTTGTAGTAGCCGCCGGTGCTAATCCCCACGACCCGACTGGTCGGAAATCCATCGATCGGATTCCCCGATCCACCATCGCTTGCTGACCCGTTCTGGCTCCAAGTCGAGCGCGGACCTGCTGAATACGCAAGTAGGTTATGCGCCGCGTACTGCAGATTTCCATCGCGCCCGATCACCGTCGCCGGCGGATTGCTGGTGCTCTGCGCGTTGCTCCAGCCGAGCGCCTGCAGAACGGACTGCGATGCGAGGGTTCTGCCCGCGCCAAGTGCCCCGCCATATTCAGCGGCCGAGAAGAACAAGCGCTGATCCCAGAACGGGCTCTTGTCCTCGCCGCGCCACGGCCAGCGACCCCGAAATGGGCTTGGTCTGAGGAATGGCACGCTCATAGCACGCCGTACGTCGAAGTAGTGCCAGACCCGCCTGTGCGCGTGAAGCGCAGGGCCAGCACCGGCGCATCGAGAACATCAACGGTATACGCAGTCACACTGCCAGCTGGCCAATTCTCCCAGTTCACGCGATCGACCGTATACGTGACCGACACCGAGTCGCCCGCCTGCGGCCGAACGAACACCGTCATGTTCCCTCGATTGGTCGATACGTCGATCTCCGCTGGCGTAGCGTTCGTCAGCACGCCAATAGTCGGCCCGTTCTCTCTCATCTCACCACCAATGGATTCGGATGTTGCGAATGGTCATACCGCGCCTCGATCTCTTCGGCACTCGGCCACGGATCGCGCTCGACAAACGTCACGGCCAGCCGCCTGTCAGCCTGCGCGATCTCAACCGTGCGCGTGTCATACCCGTAGAATTTCTCGGGCTCACAGGCGTCCAGCAGCGATGTCTCGTGCGGCATGGAGAGCTCGATGCCGCGGGCGGCCGCGTGGCCCAACCAGAACTCGCAGCAGGCGCGGCCCTTCTCGGCCTGGTAGACGTTGGCGTACGTGAAATCCAGTCCGAACAGTGACAGCTTCTTGACCTTCAGATGGATCGCAAGCGCGATCGCATAGGCCGCGGTCGAGTTGAAGTAGACGTACCCGAGATCGTTGATGACGTCTTCGAGCGGATACTCCTGCAGGCAGGGGTAGTCCGGATGCGCCCGGCTCGTGTAGACCGGGCCTTCGTACCCTTTCATCCAGCGCAGCATCGCCGCGATTGCGCCCCCGGGCTTGAGCGCGGCCCGAGCCTCCTGGATGCGCACGTCGTCCATGTGGAAGACGCGATCGCACGGCCAGATGTCGCCGGCCTGGTTGATGCCCCACACCTCGTCGCAGAAGGCGTGGATGCCGCCCATGGGCCCGACCGTCGAGATGAACTGCTTGGCGGTCGGGCCCAGGCCCAGAAGCGCAACGTGCATCAGGTCTGCGGAATCGGGCGGCGCTCCGGGTTGAACAGCACCGCTGTGACACCGCCGATGGCGCTGGCGCTCCCTTTGAGCTTGACCTTGGCGTAGCGCTTGTTGCCCTTGTAGCCGATCTTCTTCACCACGGCGCTGGTACTGCCGGCGACGCGGGCGACCGCCGCGATCGACGCCAGTGCTTCGGTTCCCAGCAGATCGCCGTCAGCGACGCTGGTGAAGGTCGAGGCGGTCGACGAGTCCGACTCCAGCACCGTGGCGGCCACCGTCGTGGTGGACGCCGCGATCGTGCCGTAGTTGATCAGGAACTCGACGCCACCGTAGCCCTGCCGATCGATCGCATCACCGACCTTCGAGGTCGTGGCCAGGTTCTGCGACGCGATGCAGACGGTGGTCTGCACATTGTCGTGAAGATGTTGCATTCCAGGTTCTCCAGACGAAATGGATTGGATCAGCTGCCGAACTTGATGAACTTGACAGCCTCGAAGTTCACAGCCCCTCCGCCACAGCGCATCGTGCTGTAAAACTTCACGTAAGGCTTCTCGGTGTACGGATCGCGCAGCGTACGAATGCCGACACGATCAACGATCAGGTACGCAGACCGGAAGTCGCCAAACGCCATCGACAACGAGCCCGTCGCCAGCGTCGGCACATCCTGCGCGTACACCACCGGAAAGCCCAACAGCTGATCCGGGATGCCGCGCTGCAAGCCCGGCTGCCACAGGTAATCCCCCGACGATGCGCCCTTGAACTTGCGCACCTTCGTGATTACCTCTCGGCGCGTAAGCCACGAGCCGTTCTGCTGGTAGTACGCCTTGAGCGCACCCACCACATCGAACAGGATGTTCCCCGGGTCCGACGACGCAAAGTCGCTGTTGTTCGCCGTGGCCTTGTGCTCGAACACGCCCCACGCTCGCGAATCGTCGCCCGTCGCCGCCGTCGTGTAGGTCATGAGCCCGCGAGGCGACGTCACGCCATCGCCATTCAGGAATGCGTTCGCCTCGGTGCGCGCGAACTTGTCGGCCACCTTCGCCGCAAGCCAGGTCTCGACGTCGTAGACGTTGTCATCCAGCAGGCGCTGACTGGCCTTGGGCTGCGCATACATCTCGCGCGCCTCGATACGCCACTTGCCCACCTGCGGCGAGCTGGTTTCGGCGCGCGACTGCGTCTCGCCGACCCACCCGGCATCCGCTTCCCCCGTGTCCTCGACGCCCTCGATCGCATCGCCCGAGATGGTCTGCTGGCCAAAGAGTCCGCGCAGCGGCGACAATTCGAACACCTTCTTCGCGATCTGCCCGACGGCCGGCGCAGGCAGCAGAAAGCCACCATCCGGGTCAGACCCCGAGATCATCGCCTTGCGCTCATCGTCCTGCAGACCATCCCAGCCGCGACGCACGAACTGACCGAACGTCTCGGCGTACTTGAGGCACTGCTCTTCGGTGATGTCGGGCACCTGGCGACCAGGCGCGGCCAAAGACCGGCGCATCGCGTTGAACTGCTTCGTCTCGGCACCAATGTCGCGATCGTCCTTCTTGCCGCCGACCCGGTTCCAGCGCTTCTCGATGTCGGTGAGCTTGGCTTCCAGCTCGTCCTTGCGGACCATCTGGCTGTCGAGCGCAGCCGACAGCGTTTCGACCTTTGCGGTCAGATCGCCCACCGCCTTGCCGTCCGCTTTCGCCTTGAGCAGCGCATCGTTGGCAGACTTGAATTCTTCCCACGCCGAGCCTTGCGCTTCGAGCAGGCTCTTGATTTCCGAGATGTCAGACATTTCGAGTTCCCATAAAAAAAGCCGCCCTAAGGCGGCCGGATGCGAGTGAAGACGGGCTACAGACGGCTGCGATGGGATTGCGCCCAGTGCGCGATAGCGTCTGCTTGCGTCATCGAGACATGTCGCTTTGCGAGCGCGACCAGCTCTTCGACCGCCGGATTGCCCGGTCCGTCATCCGCAGGATTGCCCTGCCCGATTCGTTTGATCCGCGCGATCAGCGCCACGGCTTCGCTCTTGGAGCAGCCGTATCGATCGCGCAGGAATTCCTGCATGTCATTCAGAGTGCCGAGTTCTTCGATCGACTTCACCGCCGACACGCGTGCACGACCATTTGCCGGACGCGTCACCAGCGACACCTCAATCAGATCGATCGCCTTGAGCGTGCGCTTCGGGTCTTCAGGCCGCACGCGCGGCTCCCACGTCTTCGCGATGAACCCGATCGACAGGCCGTCAATGGCCGGCCGTGGCTCCATCTTCATCAGCGCGTAGAGCTCGCGGCCGCGCACCGTGTCGGCCAGCCGGCCGGTGACCCTCAAGCCCTTGCCATCCTCAGCGAACTCGGTCCAGACACCCACGGGCGTCATGTCCTCGCCCGTCATCTGCCACCCGCCGTGCTGCGACAGCATGGCAGGCCACGAACGCTCGCCCTTCGCGACCGCCGCCAGACTCTCGGCAAACGCACCAGGTGCGATCACGTCGCCATGCGCATCGATGTTCCCGAACACCGCCCCATAGCCGCTGAACGTCATGGGCAACACGTCGTCACCCGCCGCAAATTTCAGCTCACGCAACCCGATATCGAGTCGATCCATAATCGCTGTCCTGATGTGAGATCAGTCGTCAGACGGCGCCGCGGCCGGCAAAGAGTCCAGCGCAGCCGGCGCTGTGAATCGGCCTGCTTCGTCGGTCATCTGCATATTCAGCGGCATCACGTACACGTCGCCGCCCGGGTACGGATTCATGTCCTCGAGCGCACGAATCTCGTTCGCGCTGATCGCGCCGAGCCCGTGCAGTCGCGCCCAGTAGTCCGCGCGATCCCTCGATGCACCACGCAGCAACGCCTGCGTGAAGAACTTGAAGTAGTAGCCCTGCCGCCGCTCTTCGGGCGTCAGAAGATTCACCGCCGCAGACTGCTCGATCCGCGCGTACCACGGACCCAGCGTATGAACCACGTGCGCGATGAACATCTGCTCGGCCGACGCGTAGGTGGCAGCCTTGTCCGAGTAGCCGACCATGATTGGCATGACCCCGAACGCGCGGCACACCTCCTCGGTCTGCATGCGTCGCGTTTCGTTCCACTGCGCGCTCGCGTTGTTCTGCCCGGCCGCCACGAACTGCATGCCGTTCGACATGATCGCGACTCGGCCCGCGTTGTCACCACTGTGCGCAGCCATGAACGAATCGCGCAGCTGCTCGCGCTGATCCTTCGTGAGGTTCGCGTTCGTCGTCAGAATCCCGCTAAGCAACGGGCCGTTCTTGAACCCGGACGCCCCGTGCCCTTCGGCCGCCACCGCAAGACCGATCGCCTCGCGGGCAAGCTTCACGCCATCCAGCCCTTCCCACCCATTCCACGATGGACCGCGCAAATGCCAGATCTCCGTACGCGGAATCTCGCTGCGCTTGCCGTCCGGCAGGTCAACCTGATACCGGTTCTCCCACCCGTCGCGCACCACCTGCACCTTGCCTGGCTCAAGCGGCAACAGCTCGGCGATGCGCCCGCGCGCACGATTCGTCCAGACGACCGCGCGGCCCGCGAACACAAGATGCAGCGCCAGCTGCTCCATCAGCTCGGTCGACGTCTGCCAGTCATTCGGCGCCCACTCGAACAGATCGAACAGCGGGTGATCGCGCGCAGGTTCGCGACGGCCGTCCCGCTGGCGCATCAGACGAAACGGCACCTGCGACAGACCATTGGCGATTACGCGCGCGCAGGCGAATGCCACGCTGCACTGCATGGCTGTAGCCCAGCTCACCTCGACGCCGGCCTTGGCCGCCGCGCTGCCGTACAGATCCTTGAGCAAATCGAGCGTGTCGTATTTCTGCTCGACCTGGCCGCCGAACCATCTGGACCAGAACGCCATCTACCAGACCTCAGCGAAGAAGCCGCCCGCAGCGGCAGGATTCAGCGCCATCAGCGTGATCGCGTTGAACGCCGCCATCAGCGGGTCGATCTTCGCGAACCCCGCCGCCTGCTTCGTGATCGACACGGCGTTGCCCCTCGGCTCGACCTTCGCGTTTCCGACGCACCACGCCATCAGCGACGACCCCGAATGCCACAGCGCACCCTCGGCGAGCCGCCGCTCAGCCGTCTTGATCGCCCCATTGAGCTTCCACCCCTGTGAGATGCCGACCACCCGGTCTTCCGGGATGCCGGCAGCCATCAACCCATCCAGAATTCCGCCGATGCCGTGGGCGTCGACTCCGACCTTGTC